AGTCATCAAAGCCTGCGGATCGTATGGCACGCCATGCGCAGCGGCGATCGATCGAGCTGTATCCGGCATGATCTGGGCAAAACCAAGAGCGCCGGCAGGAGAAACCAAAGCGCTACCAGACGCGTCCACGCCATGTTCGGTTGCAGTCAATCGTTGATACATCGCGTTGACAGCCGCACCCTGAGTAGGCGCGGAAGTCGCAGTTCCGGCGTTTACCGCATCAATGCCAGCAGCAATCGACGCTCTATCAAACGTGGTTCGTAGAGACCGCTCGACTTCAGCTTGGCTTTGCCCATCCATCTGACCTTTGAACCGCTCAAATGTCGCGGCGGCCAAAGCCGGATTTGTGGCGGCCTGTGCTTCTATGACAGTGCGGAAATGCCGACCCAGAGCCAAATCCGTGTTAGCTTGGATCATTTCAGGCGGAAGGTTGTTTTGCGTCCCCGCTTCCTGAACGGCATGCGTTATTGCTGCCGCCGTCGATCCTAATACCTCCGGGTTATTTTGAAATAAAACGCCAGTCTTCGTCTGTGTTTCCACATATGATGCGTTGGCTTGTTTCTGGTAAACCTTCAACTGATCGGCCGCATGGACACTCGCCGACATGGTCAAGTGGTTCATCAGAAAACTAGACGCATTCATGAAGTCATTGCGCGCCATTGGACTGGCGAGAGACGACGCTTGCTGCTGTTGAATGCTCTGTATATTCTTTATGAACCCCGGCAAAGCATCGTGCGCCTCTTTCCCCTGTAGAGAGCCGTACTCCGCATAAGCATTTGAAATGTTCGGTATGAAGTTTCCAACAGCCGTTCGTGCATCGGCTTGATTGGTTAAATCCTGCATTCGGACGGCGTTCTGTTCCAGAACATCACCCGTCTGCGTAATATCCCCACCCAACCGCTGCGTAGCTTGTCCGATCAGCCCGCCGAACTGCGCCGGATTGGCCTGGATATTCTCCATAACCCCGGATGGTCCGGCGGGACTTACGCTTGGGACGCCTGTATAATCCTCGCGCGCCACTTAAATCACCAGCTCGCCAGTGGCAGCGCCGCAGTTCCGCCCTGATTGTTGCCGGCCAGTTGTTGCCAACGAAGGTAGTTATTGGCCACACCCGTCGCACCGGATAGCAATGATCCGGTCGCGCTCAACTGCCCCGCAATTGGCGCCTGGCTGGCCTCTGAAGCTGCAAGCGACGCTTGCCCACCGGCAGACGCCGCTTCGGTCTGATAACCGTAGACCTGCTTCTCGGCATTGGACCGGATCGTCAGCGCATCCAACTGCCCAAGAGCCGCCGCGCTAGACCGCACATCCACAGCACTGCCGGTGTTCACGTCAATGTTCGACGCTGCCTGAGAGGCCAGAATTTGCCCAGCTTGCGCCCGGTTCTTGATCCCTTGCGCTTCGACTTGCGCCGACCCTGCGGCACTCGCCTGATTTGCGGCGTTGAGCGCGATCTGCTGATTGTTACGTGCAACCTGCGCTTGATACGACGCCGCCTGCTGCTGTGCCGATGCGCTTTCGGTTGCGCCAACCGCACTGACAATGCCGCCCAGGCCAGATCCAACAGCACCCAATGTGGACAGCGTGCCGGCAGCAGAAGCGCCCCCGGCGAGAGACCCAGCCGGCAGTGACAAGGCTGCGGCCGTCGTCGCCGCATCAGTCCCCGCCGCAGCGGCACCAGCACCTAACCCAAGCTCCGGAAATCCGAAGGTTGCGCCGGCTGCTGCCAGTCCTATGCCAAGAAGGGGAAGACCCACCTACCCGCGCCTCTTGCAATACCACCGGAACGCCGCGCCATCAGGCCCAAACGCGAACTCCGGCCCCAGATCAAACCCAAGCACATCCAAAAACCGCACAGCCCGCGCATAGCGAGCGTCCACCATTCCTCTCAATTCAGGGCATATCGCCAGCATCATCGCCACCTCGTTGTGCGTTTCGCGCACGAACGTCTTGCGTATAGTCTCAATTTTCGGTGTCGTCATCAACCACAACAAGCCAACATCGCCCAACGGGGTGCCGCCCATGCCCCAGGTCGCGATTACTTCACCCCCCAGCACCGCGCACCGGGACACCAGCGCCATCCGATGCGACTGCATCAATGCGGTCAGCGGGTTGAGGCCGGCAACCTCGATCTCGCAACGATCGGCCACGCGCAAATTCGGCACGATAGCTTCAATGTGCGCGTCAGTGGCGGGGATAATATCAAGCACTGTCAACATCATCTCCGAGGCGAGTCCAAGGCATCAGCGCTAAAACCGTGAGTGGCACCGGCCCAAGCTGCTGCACCGCAACCTGTCCGTTCGTGCCGCCCAACTGGTCGATCACGTTCATTGGAATATCCCCCGTAAACAGATCCGTTGGCTGCAACGGATTGTTCGACGATGGCGGACCTTGAACGGGCGTCATATTTGTCCACGGCACCGTGACGTATCCAGGCTGGACAGACGTATCAGGCTGATTGACGCCGACATCAAACGGAAAACCAGTCTGATCAACCCGAACTACGACGCTGTCGATTTCCTTGCGCCGCCCTTGGACAGTCACGCCACCCTGAATATCGAGATACAAAGTCTGCAATTGCGCCTCAAACCCGAGACCGATGACAATAGAACTGGCAGGCTCTGGCAACGTCACTGACCCATTTACCACGATCTGCGGCTCGACGATCACGCCATCGGCCAGGATGGATACCAGCATCCCCTCCAGGTGGTTCAACGCATAGACGGTCTGCGTCGGCGCCGTTATGGTCCATGACCCTCCCGGCGCTACAATCGCCGTGTTTAACGGATCATCCGGTGTGGTCGGCGCCTCATTGCGTAACACATTCGCAGTCAACGTCGTCGAGTTTACATAGGCCGTGACGGCCATGGTCCGGCCGTTCATCCGCACCACATCACCAGCCTCACCCGCACCAGGCGTATTCGAGAATACCCCCGTCGATGCGGATATCGTTGTCACGTTCGTTGTGAAAATATTGACAACAGCACCCCCTCCGGCGCCGGTCGGATCAATGATGGTGAATGTCGGTGCCGTATAGCCCGTTAGCGTGCCAGTCACGCCCACCGCCGTCACAACACCACCTGACACCGTAACAGACGGAATCGCCCCTACACCTGTCTCGTCAATGATTTCCGCGAACGTCGCGGAGGAGTAATTTGAGCCGCCATAAACTAGAGAAGGCTGCCCCAATGTCGGAATGCCCGAAGCCGACGAAACCGCGAGAGTCGCATTCGGCGCATTCTGCGGATATGATAATCCCGCATCAACGCACCATGAGGATTCCTGGTTTGCCCAAAGGCGATTGTCCATACGCTCCTGGAAATAGACCCAAACCGGATTTCCGTCATTCTGTATCAGACGTTTTGTAACGAAGTATGGCGCATTGACCGGCGGCTCAGAAACCGAACACACCGAGATATACTGGCCATTCGTATCATGCCGAGACCATGCGTAAACGTCCTGTTCTTTGAGATACGTCAAGCAAAGCAATATGCCATCATTCCGGATCGTCCATAGAAGTTTGTTCGGCTCCTCTGCCCATGCCCACTCCCTGATCGTATATCCATCAAACAAATGATTGGACAGAACAGTCAAATCCGTTCCTGTGTAGATGTTTACAAAGAAATTGTATGACAAATCACGAACTATGCTGCCTTTTTCCTGCACATAAAGAATGTCGTAATTTATTGGGATAGGCGGAACCGTCGGAGAGCAGCCGTTATACGCCTGCGGATTTGCCACCTGGTTCGATGGTGTGAGCGCCGCGCTTGTGGAAAGTCCAGATCCCGCCCCAGACAATTGCCACGCCCCGAGACCGGTGAGTATCACCAACCCGCCGGGCATATTGATCATCCACTGGATGCCGTTAACCTGCTGCGACCATGGCGCACCAATGATGGCGTCGGCATCCTGAATTGGCAGACTGCTATCAAAATTCGTAAACGCGCCCGGTTGCGACGCGAAATAGGTGTCTGGCTGATTGTCGGTGTTGCCGTATATGCGGCGCTGTTGAAAGTAGGACACGACACTCGGATACGTGCCAATCGCGGGGCCAACTGTTAAGGTTGCGGCAGCGCCGGAACCTCCTCCCGTACCATCCGTGAATATTACATGCTCCCCACCCGATAGACCCGCGCCCCCTTGATTGACCACAGTCCAGACAACCGCGCCGCTCACAATGACGGGCGTCAATGTCGGATCTTGCCCGATCGGACTATGCACAACCGCTGTCGTCGCCGTGCTGCTGTAGCCTGATCCATCCGCCGTCATGTTCACGGCTATAAGCGATGACGTGGCAAATGGATTGTCGTGTAGCGGCGGAGACACAACGTAATCCGGAATGATATTGTTGTCGGTAAAAGACGGCCCGAACGACGTGCCAAGAAACCCGAAGAGCGCGCCACTGGCGCCCGGCGCCCCGAATGTCTCCGGCGCAGCGTAGAAATTATACGATCCAGCGCCAGCTACAGCGTCCACTGTAAAGCTGATGGTTCCCGCCTGTGACGAGATGTCAACTGACTGGACTGTCAAGATTGGCGATGCCTGGCTTTCCTCGGCCGTCGTTCCATCAACCGCCGTCGCCACGAACTGGTAATAGAACATTCCAGAACTGGATGCAGTTGATGCCGACCATCCGGGTGGCGCGGCAATCGACGATCCGAACGCCGTTTTTGTCAATGTCCAGTTCGTAGATGTGACGCGCGCTAGATCATACGGCGGATAACTCGGATGCGTGAATGACATTACATCCGCTGATTGCGCCCACTTCAATTGCGGAAGATCAGCCGCCGCGTATGGCGTCGAAATCGCGTAGAGCAGTGCTGACGTGCCACCAGATGTGTACGCCGTGTAATTGGTTGTATCTACACCCGCACCAGTGAGTGGATTGACAAGAGAAAACGTATTTGTCGTGACATTCTCCACGACATAACTTCGCCCACTCGCCTGGATCATGCCGCCAAGGTTCGATAGAAACACCTCTCCACCGTTGGGGTATCCATGGGAAGGAATGGTCACAACACCTGGATTTGCACGAGTTATCGAAGTTATTGACTGCGGCGCCTCGGTGATGTAGCCACCGTCAGATATAAAGCGGAAATATTGTTCTCCTGCCTCAATTACGATGCCCTGAGTCACTGAATATTGAAAATTTATATTGCGTGGAGGAGGAACTACATTTGCACTCCCCGCACGCCCCTGTGGACATATCCCAACAAATCTAGTTCCAGGGCGGGAAAATGCGCCACCACGGTATGACGCGCACATATTTCGTAGGGTGCTGGTACCTTTGGCGTTTTTCTCTAAATCTACGCGGCCGAATAACGCTGGACTTATCTCCCCCGCGTTTACTGCCGTCTGTATCTTAGGTATAGTCACAATTAGACTTCAATATCTCAAGCCGTCAAACGACAAAGAATCCCACCCACCCAACGCCGCGCCGCCATACCCAAACTGACCGCCGCCCGGCCCATTCCACCCACCCCAATAACCGCCAATTCGCCGCGCCTGCATCCAGTCCGGCCGGTGATCGACAGACCCAATTCCTTCATTGCCATTCGCCATGCGCGCTTCGTCAAGCACGGCCTTGGCTTGCGCAACCTGCTGCTGATACTGAGCAGCATTTCGTGCCAGTGCGTTGATGAAGATTGACGCCAGATACGCCGTCTCGCCGGCCAGGAACAGCGGGTCCCACTCGTCCGGAACCATCGACAGGTCGCGCGTATATACCAATTGTGCGTTACACAAATTGGTTAGCAAAACCTGGATTGGATTGCCATTCTGATCCTTATCAGTGCCGCGCACGAATGGAATGCCAGTCGGCGCTGGACCAACGAACGACACAGGTGGCGCATTGGTCGTCAACGGCACGCCACCGGGCGCGGTGATTTGCGTCGGAAGCAAAAACCGCGCTTTCAGGCAATCCGGCGGATAGATGTAAGAGAACAACCAAGGTTGCGGCGGTGGATTTGTGCTGGTGACGCCATTAACGATAGCCGCTTTCCATTGCGTCAGCGTGATCTGGCCACGCGCGAAATCCCAATTCGCCGCCCGCAATAGTGATTGGGTTTTGGGAATATAATTTATGTTTGCAACAATAGCCTGTGGGCTCGTGTCACCAAACGAGTTCAGAAATACTTTGCTACCTATCTCGCTTAGAGCCAGATTACAGACCTGTACCGGGGTCATATGTTACCCCGCTGGCGTTTCCGACCCGTTATTCGTGACGGGAGCCGAGGTGGGAGATGACGCCCCGACCCCCGTCGTCTCAACTTCCGCCGTGGGGGTAACGGAAGGAGTCTGTGAAAATGCCTCGCGAGGCGTCGAAACAACGTGAGGAACCGGCCCGACATGAAGAAGAGTCGGATTGAAAGTAGGTCTTATCGGAACCGGAGAAACGCCGTCGTTCATCGCAGCGGCATTCGGGTCATGCGCTAATTCCGCGCGGAACACAGCTTCTGGCGGCGGTGGAAAAGATACAGGCGCATACTCTGGTCCACCGTTTGCCGCAGCACTCTCGGCCGCCACGTCGATCATGTGCGGGCTCGGAACAACGCTGTCAGCCGCAACCACAGTTTCGCCCGGCTCGAAAATGCGTTCGTTGAAATAGGATCGAGTGGTAAAGCGGTAGACCTTCGGCATCACCCCAACTCCATAACCGCGCGCATATTTCCAGTGTCGGTTAGCTTAATTCCGCCTAACGTCTGTTCCGCATACCCGCCGTCTATCAACTCTTTCGCGTGATCATCCTGTATCGTCGGACGCAGCAACCCCTTGCTGGATAGAGACATCAGCGCCGAGCTAACTGGACCGCTAACTACAGTGCTGAATTTCCCACGGTTCTCGGGCGAAGCTTTTGCTACGATACTGTGCGCGCCGGATGGCATCAATCCAACCCCGTTACCAATGATCTCAGCCGAACGCTACGCACATCATCTTGAATTATGTTATGACCCGTAGGACTTGGCGCGTCTTCGGCAACAATTTTGTGTTTGATTTCAACCTCAATGACATTCCTTGTTCGGAATACGCCGCCTTCCGTGAAATCATGAGATAAGTTATCCATATTCAATGCGTCTACCGCCTTTATTACAAAAGACGCATCGTCTACCATTCTTCTGTCGTTATGCTGATTGCACCATAGAGACATGGCGTCAAATGCCGCTTGTTTGGTTTCAAAAAGGAAAACGACATGAACTCCCATCAATCGTCATCCTCATCCTCATCCTCGGTGTCTTCATTCTCCACCGACATCATGACGATTGCCAACTCAATGCGGCACTTCGGGCCGTTGCCGGTGTCCTGCTTGGAAATCGATGTGACCTTCGCCATGCACATCAAATGCAGCAGATCGCCTATTTCCGCGTCATCATCGAGGTCCAGCTTTTCCAGCTCTGCCTCTGTCAAACAGATGCACAACCCAGGAGGCACATCTGGCATATCTGGCAATGCGGGCGGATACATATTCTCCATACGGGACGCGGCCTTTTCCTCGTCAGACCGCTCCATATCCACCATGTGACGAAAGCCGGCCATTGGCGCGTCCTATTCATCCAAAGCGTGAATATCACTCATTGCTCGAACAATTGCCTTAAATGCATGATCTTTCACGCGTTGCTCAAACGGCAACTGGTCATACGGAACTATGCACGGATGTGTTTTAGAAGATGAATTTTTAGTTTCTCCGAATACCCATCCGTTAGCAATTTTGTCAGTCATCCAGGCATTATGTTGAGCCTCAGCCGGAGCCTTTGGATTATGAAGAGCGTAATCAACCCCACGCAATGCACTATCTCTTTGCCACTGCTCAGCGTTGTGCCAATTCTTTTGGCTATAGTCCCCAGAAGCTTCACAAATACTGCGGTTCACTTCATGGCACACAATGGCGATTTTGAGTTTTGAAGTAATTTTCCGCCTCCTACTCGTTCGTGCCAGAGGTGCCGACATCTTCCGTCGCACCTTCCGGTTCTTCGCCCAGGGCACCGGAATGGCGAGCCTGCATCGATTTCATCTCGCGTTCGTGGTCCGTATGCATCGCCTGCCTCTCCTTGTGGTGGCGCGCGTGCATCATTTTTTCATCCTCGGAATGCTTGCCCATCTCGCGGCGCATATGGTCACGCTCATGCCGGTGGTGCATGTCAGCATGTTCCCGCATGTGCCGATGGTGCATTTCGCCGCGCTCTTCCGAATGCCCATCGTGCGTCGGAATACCGTCAGTCCCGGACATCAAATCCGCCTTTGGCACCGCCGCGCTGGTCATGTCGCCCTTGGTCTCAGGCTTGCCAGCCGTTTTCTCAGCTTTGGCCTTCGCGCCCTGTTCATTTCCTGAGCGGTTCACATCACCTTCGCCGCTGTCTTTATCGATGTGCGGCGTTTTGCCATACATCTTTTTAGAGCGGGGTTCTTTCTTGTCGTCGGCCATGGACTAACCCCTTTTTACCTTCTTCGCGCCATACATCTTTTCGGCGCGAGACTTCTCGTGGTGCATGCCCATCAGCGTCTTGGCCAGCCGGGCTTCCTTGCCCAATTTGCCAGGCGCATCCTCTTTCTCGTCCGCAAACTCGCGTGTAGTCTTGCCGGCTTTTTCGGCGGCTTCCTTAAAGGCTCCGGGGTGTTTTATGGCACCCTTGATCCATTTCTTAGCCACTGCGATGCACCTTCTTCCCGCCGCCATACATACGCTCAGCAGGCGTTTTCTTCGCCGGCAACTTTCCGCCAGGATCAGCCGAAGCAAATTCTTTCCCGACCGACTGTGACACGCCGCCAACGCCACCTTTGGTGTGCGCTGCCGCTTGCATGAGGCGCCGCTGCGCTTCCGAAACCGGCGGCATCAGTCAAAAGCCTCGACAAGCAGATAGTTGAACACAATGTCCGTCGCGGTCGTCGAAGCGTTCCCCGTAACGGCCACCAGCACCGCGCCACTCTCGGTCGCGGTCATCAACGACGGTGTTACCTCGGAAGCCAAAGTCGCGCCAGCAATAGCGAAAATCTGCATTCCCAACTGTGTATTCGATGCCGCAGCGCCATACTTGACGACAGTGCCTTGAACCGACCAACCAGCCGTGCCAGCCGCAACCGTGCCAGTGTCGGCGATCGTCGTGCCACCTGCCCCGACAGTAGAGCCGACAACCGCAGTTGCTGGATTGGCAATGATCTTGACACGCTTGTTGTTCGCCGTCGAGCCAAGCGACCCAATCGCCGTCACGCGCACGCCACGGTTTGCCACGTCAAACGAACTGGCAGGAATGGAATACACCGCGAGCACATTGTCGGCCGCAGTCGCGCCAGGCTGAATGCCGGTTCCGCTGACCTGCTTGCTGATCGGGCCATCAGCCGTAATTGCCCCCGTGCCGCCACCGAACGCGAATGTGGACGAAGCTGGCGCGGAACCGGAACCACTCGACCCCATGAACGCCCACGTCGCAGCACCGGTCGCATTGCCGGTGCAGACCCATGTCGTACCGTTGGTGGAATTGACCCACAACGACCCGACTTGGAAGCCCTGCGTAACATCGTTCCCAACGCCAGGACTGGTCGTGACGTTGATGTTGTCCACGATCGGATACTCAGCCGCAGACGGCCCCTGTGGTCCGCCGCCGCCATACGCCAAACGAACCTGCGTGGTCATTCCGAGAACTCCTAGCGAACCATACGCCCGACAACGGACGGCTCAGTCGGCGCCAGCATCGGCGCTCCAAGATCGACACCCGTCTGCGGTTGCTGTCCATGCACAGGCGCGGACTCCACCGACGCCAACTTACGCGGCCGACCGCGACCCCGCTTCGCCTGCGCAACCGCGTCCGGCAAATGCGGCATCGACGGGATTTCACCATAGGGTTGCGGCACCTGGATCACCGGCACCGGCTGCGATGCCTGCGAACGCGCGTCCTGGTTTGCCAGATCAAGCAGCACGCCGCGATCCGTGGTCAATCCGGTGAACACGCGGCCGTGCTGAAACGCCTTTGCCCGCGCGCCGTCTTCCAGTTCCGCGATATACTCGTCAATACGCCGCTTTGCCGGATCGTTCAGCGGACACATCGTCAGGTTCGGCGCCGACCACCATTCGATCACATCGCCCTTGCCGCACAACTGGTCATCGTAATAACCCGGCTCGTTCAACATATACCGAGGCGCGACACCCGAGAACCCGCCGTTGACGACGTTGCTCTTTTCCAGTTCTGCCAGACGACGACGGAGACTTGCGTTCTCCGCACGCATCCGCGTTTCCGGATCAGTGCTTTGTTCGGTGAGAACGGCGTTTGGGTTGTTTTCGTGGTCGGACATTTTGTGTTATCCTTAAGCCACTGTGTACCCGGCAGAATATTTATCGAGGGTTCCAGAACTCGCATTCTGCGCCAGAATAATCCCGCCGATAACGCTGCCGGTTGAAATGGTCGGAGTTCCACTCGTGCCGGTGATTGCCAGATTCATCTGGTAATACAATGGCAGCGCCGCACCGGATGGACGGCGCGGGACAGCAATCGGCAAGATCGCGGAACCAGCACCGAAACTCGCAGTGCTCATCGGCCCGGTTTCAGCGTAGGTGGTCCACAGCGTCGAATTGGTCGATCCCTGGAACTGCGCATTGATCAGCATGCCAGCGCTGGACGACGTAATAGCCGTGCCAACATAGACAGCAATCATCGGCAATTCCGCACCGGGACCAATACCAAGATCGCGCGCGTTGCCGAGATTGATTGGCGTGATGCTGGCCGACGATGCCGTGGCGCCGACGAGGCTAACGTATTCGCCTGCGGTAAAAGCAAAAGCCGTGCCAGCGTGAAAGAACAGGAGCGTAGAGTCGAAAAGCATGGGATTAGTCTCCGGTTTTAGACACTGGAGGTGAGTCGAGAGGCGGGCGA